CAGAGTATCTAATCAACTTATCAGATGAGTTGGACCCAAGAGCAGACACTGACTTACTTAACTTAAGAGATGAGATGTTAGGTCAGATAAACCAAACAATCTATTTACTAACCCTAACAAAATAATGTGTAACTGTAAAAACAATACCAATATGGCAAAATCAAAACCAGCACCAGTAATCAAAGAGGCTGACGGAGCAATTACATTGGTCAATCAAGAACCCCCACCATATAGTTGGGAGGAGGTAATAGCTGTTACCGATTACATCAACTCAAGAAACAGAACAGAGGAGGGGAGACAAACACTTGTTACCTTCACACAAAAATACTTTGGTGAGATTATACCAGGTTATGCTGACCAAGCAGTATTGGAGAGAACAAGAAAAAGATTGGAGAGATGTAGAGAATTATTAAATCAATACGAACAGACAAAACAAAAGTAATGGTGCAGACAACAATGCTTAATATCAATGATGTTAAGCTCAACCCCAATAATCCAAGAATAATCAAGGATGATAAGTTTAGAAAACTTGTTAGGTCCATCAGAGAGTTTCCACAGATGCTGGAGATAAGACCAATCGTAGTCAATGACGATATGATTATACTTGGAGGTAATATGAGGCTTAAGGCATGTAGAGATGCAGGTCTTAAGGAAATACCTGTAATAAAAATATCGGAGCTAACAGAGGACCAACAACGTGAGTTCATCATTAAGGACAACGTAGGCTACGGTGAGTGGGATTTTGAGCAACTTAATCTTGAGTGGGACACAACCAAGTTACAGGATTGGGGTCTTGACCTTCCAGAGTTTAATTTACCTGCCGAGGACACACAAGTAATTGCACATCAGAGATTAGCAGATAGATTCATCGTCCCACCATTCTCGGTCCTCAATGCAAGAGAGGGAGAGTGGCAAGAGAGAAAGAGAGCATGGAAGGAGTTGATTGGTGATGTTGGACAGGCAAGAGAACATGTGGAGGCATATAGTAATCAGAATTGGGAGGGCAAGGAGTATGGTGGTGAGGGTCTAAGCAATGTGTCCATACTTGACCCAGTATTATCAGAGATAATCAATTTGTGGTTTGGGTTGCCCCAAGCCAAGATATATGACCCCTTCGCAGGTGATACAGTATTTGGTTACGTAAGCACTTACCTCGGCAATACCTTCACTGGCATCGAGCTAAGACAAGAGCAGGTGGATTTCAACAACAATAGATTAAAGGGTATGAACGCAACTTACAAGTGTGATGATGGTAGAAACATATTAAGTCACATAGACAAGGATAGTCAAGACCTATTATTTAGTTGCCCACCTTATTATGACCTTGAGGTATATTCCGACTTAGATAATGATGCAAGTAACCAAGAGTCCTATGAGGATTTCTTACAGATACTTGATACAGCATTTACCAACGCAATACAATGTCTCAAGGATAATAGATTCGCAGTCGTTGTATGTGGTGATGTTAGGGACAAGAAAGGAAATTATTACAGGTTCCCCGACCACATCAAGGAAATGTTCGTCAAAAATAATATGTCCTTGTATAACGAACTTGTCCTCATTGACCCCGTAGGTAATCTGCAGTTAAGAGTGGGGCAGTATATGAAAAATAGAAAGATTGGCAAGTGCCATCAGAACGTATTGGTCTTCTACAAGGGTGACCCCCAACAGATAAAACATATCTATCCAAAAATAGGAGATTATGAAAGCACAGATGTATAACTATAATGCATGGATTGATGAGACGGACCCACATACACTTAAGATGATGTATGATGATAAGTTACGTAACGCAGGATTCACAATCCTCAATTCAGTTGATTATTACTTTGACCCACAAGGTTACACAATGTTGTATCTACTTGGTGAGAGTCACTTTGCAATCCATACGTTCCCCGAACATAAACAGACATACATAGAGTTGTCCAGCTGCGTCAAGCAACCATTTGACAATTTTATTAAAACAACATAAATACAACACAATGGCAAGACATCAAGTCCCACCAAGATGGAAACCTGGAGAGTCAGGTAACCCCAAGGGACGACCAAAAAAATATGTCCTCGGATTAAGAAAAGAGGGATATAAGTTGAGTGAGATAAACGACACCATCCAAGCACTAATGACTATGGGTGTGGATGAGCTTAAGCATATATGGGAGAGTGATAAGAGTAACGTGTTAGAGAAGATGGTGGCGGGGGCAATCCGCAAGAGCTTAGAGAAGGGTAACCTTGATAGTGTGGAGACATTACTTAATAGAGTGTATGGTAAGCCCAAGCAAGAGATGGACATTACCACTGGTGGTGAGCAATTCAATAAACCTAACTTTGAGATAAAAATTATTACGGACAATGGCAAAGGTGAAATCCTCCACGGGTAGTCGTAAGCAGACCTTCGGACGTAGAAAGGGTGGCAAGCCCGTTAAGAGTTACAACAAGCATAACTCCAATTCAGCATACCATAAAAGACAAGCAAGTAGATAATATGAAAAGAACAATAGCAAAAAACACACTATCATTTTCAACATCAAAGATTATGAAATATTTGAGGACCCCACCTGATATTTGGAGAGCACTTACTGCAGAGTTTGACTTTACCATAGACGCCTGTGCAAGTGATGAAAACCATTTATTACCAAAATATTATACCAAAGATAATAGTTGTTTGGATAAGGATTGGACCAATGAGGTTGTGTATCTGCATCCTATGTTTGATATGTTTATCGGTAAGTTCGCAGAGAAGGCTTACAAAGAGAAAGCAACAATCGTAATGCTCATCCCCGCATCAACACACACAAGATATTTCCACAAATACATTTACCATAATCCAAATTGTGAGATAAGATTTTTAGAGAAACCAAACAAGGGTTTTAGGTTTGGACACGATGATGGGACGGAGGACGACCCTAATTCAATAGGATATATTAAACCACTAATGATAGTAATTTTTAGAAACAATGGCTAAGAGTAAAGTAAGAGGTGGGGCTAAGCAACATCGTAAGAGAGTTGAGGCGAGAAACCAAAAATTAAAAAAAGATTATGAGACAGCAGCAAAACTCGCATGGAGTAAGTTCGAGCAGTGGAAAGCAGAACGCAACGGAGGTCAAGACAACCAAGGTATTTCAATTACTACATCAGAGCAATAAGCGTATCAATGTCTTTCAAGGGTCCTCAAGAGCGTCCAAGACATACAACATCTTAATATACTTTATCTATCGTCTATTACAAGAGGATAATAAGGTATTGACCATTGTAAGAAAGACACTCCCCGCACTTAAGGGCTCGGTCCTCCGTGATTTGAAGGAGGTGCTCGAGTTATACGGTATGTATGACCCTAACAAGTGGCACAGCGTAGATGGATACTTTGAGCTCGGGACCAATCTGATTGAGTGGATGAGTATTGACGATGAGACCAAGGTGAGGGGACGTAAGCGTGACTATCTATTTGTCAATGAGGCAACAGAGGTAGATTACGATGAGTTCATGCAGTTACTATTGAGAACATCAGATATGGTTGTATTGGACCTCAACCCATCACTGTGGAAGAGTTGGATATATGACTTGGAGGAAAGAGAGGACACGGCTTACAATATTGTAACCTATAAGGACAATCCCTTCTTACCACCCACACAGAGAGAGGAGATTGAGAAACTGAAGGAACGTGACCCTAACTTGTGGAGAATATTTGGTCTCGGACTCAAGGGAGTCCCCACCAAGATGGTATTCACTCACCACGAGATATATTATGAGTTACCACCTGACGCCAAGTTATTAGGTTATGGAATAGATTGGGGATATTCTGACCCCTCAACATTAGTAGCAGTGTATAAGACAAGTGAGGCATTATATGTTACCGAGTTATTGTATCTGAAAAATGTAACCATACCAGATTTTATCTACAAAATTAAGGACCTTGGTCTTAACCTCAATGATGACTTTATTGCCGACTCAGCCAACCCCCAAGCAATTGCGGAGTTAAAGAGGGAGGGGATAAATTGTAAGCCAGTAAAGAAAAACTCCATCCTCCACGGCATCGACCTGATTAAGCGTAATAAGTTCATGGTCGATGTAAGGTCCAAGAATCTACAGGATGAGTTACAGAGTTATGTATGGAAATCGGATAAGAACGGTAACAACTTGGACGAACCGATAGACGAGTCAAACCATTTGATTGATGGTATAAGATATGTCTTGGAGATGAAGCTAAATAAAAATGTGGGGGTGTTTGTATATTAGAGTTAGTCACCCCAAAAAAATATATTTATAGATATGACGACACAATACGTTGAATACAAAAAAAAGAGATACGAGGTAAAGGAACCGACCATTGAGATGTGGTCCGACATAATGAGATTAAAAAACTTGTTGGATGAACAAGAGCTTAACTACAAGTTGATGGAGAAGGTTACGGGTATGCCGAGGGACCTTATCTTATCAGCCAAGGCAACAGACATCAATAAGATTGGGGGACAACTATACACATACCTTAATCTTGAGTCCAAGCAATTATACCCCGAGATAGAACACAAGGGTAAGACATATAAGTTAGTCAATATGACCAAGATTACCTTTGGACAATTCGTAGATATAGACACCTTCTTATCCAAGGATGAGGGTTACAGGATTGCTAACCTACATGAGCTCGCAGCCTACTTATACAATGAGGTTATTGATGAACAAGTTATTGAGTATGGTAAGATTGACTTTGTTAAACAAGCCGAGGAGTTTAAGCAACTCCCCATACGTTACATAGAGTCAGCAATTTTTTTTTTATCAATTACAGGAAGGGGATTGCAAGGACTTATCCAGATTTATTCCCAGAGTCCGCTCCTATGGGGGATGATGGTGGCACGAGCACGTTTAGCTCGCATTGGGGATGGTATATCTCAATCAGTAACTTGGCTGGTAACAACGTTGAGAAGATTGACCAGATTACTGCTCTCCCCCTTACATCGTGTCTTAACCACATTGCATACATATTGGATTTCAATCAAGAGGAAATTAAAAGGATAAAAGAATTACAGAACAATGGCTAACTACAAATATATCAATTTCAAGAACATATCCGATGACCTACAAGACATGGTCATACACCATAAGCAGATAAACTCTTATGGACTTGGGGATACGGACCAGATGTCTTATTGGACACAGTTGAGGTTGAAGGATGAGAACCCCACATACGAGAGTCCATTTTTTCCGTTACTATACATTGTCCCAAGCAAGGTTACCAATGGATTAAGATATAAGGAGTGGGAGCTTAACTGTATCATGAGTGATATTGTGGATAGGGACCTAACCAATCAGGTCGATGTATTATCCGATACATTACAGATGTTACAAGACGTAATGAGTCAATTCCGTTTATCCGTGAGTCCAGCATTGGGGTGTTTCAATGAGTTTTATTATCTTGACGAGACAATCAACTACACACCATTCTTAGAAAAATACTCTGACCTAACTAATGGTTGGAATGCACTACTCAAGATTAAGACGATGACCCCACTTGATAGATGTGAGGCAGCATACGATGTTTTCACAGGTAGTCCAATCATACACAACACAATCAACTTTAAGACATTCCACGATGACTTTAGATTATTAGCTGACTATCATAAGCAGTTAAACTCCTTTGGATTTGGGGCGCTCGAGGACATATCTTATTGGACCGAGAGCAGGCTTAAGCAAGACAACCCC